TACTAAACCACTACCAGAAATACCTTCATATTTTGTTATTCTATTTCTAAGTTGTAAATCATAAAGATTAGAACCAACTTCAAAGAAATTTGCTGTTGTTCCTGTACCAGCTGGTGTCCATCCATTAGTTGATTGTGTTACACCAGAAAAATACATAATACCATCTGCTGTATTAACGATTCCTTCACCTTTAAGTAATGTTGAAGGTAATGGTCTGCTAATAATATCACTATTTTTTATTATTAGGGTTGTTTTTCTAATTGCCATGTACTTGTGTTTTTATATAAATATATTGATTATTTTAATTATTTTAATTATTTTTAATATGTGTTATTATCTAATGTATCGTTTTGAATTATTGAATTATTTGCTGTTATCGTCCTAGTATATCCACTAGAATCTAAACCTAATTCTAATGCAGCTGTTGTTACACTAGTTGTTGAAGTCCACACTGTAGATGTTCCACTAACAGTATTTATATTTCTAAATCGTTTAATTAGTGTACCTAAATTTATTGTATTATCAATAACTGGATTTATATCATCATGTAAAGTAATTTGCGAACACCCATAAAGATTTTCTATATACAAATCTGTTAAACAATCCCCAGAAGTATTACCAGTAAATGTAGCATAAAAATCTACATTATCTCTCCTTTTTATTATTAAAGTTCCACCACTAAATGTTGCACCAGTGACATAAATATCATTTTCTGTTATAGCACTAACAATAATATTATATAAATTTGTTCCACCACTATATATTGTTGATGCACTAATCCCACCATTAATAAAAATATCACTATTAAATGATGTGGTTCCACTACCTAGAACGATATTTGTATTTCCACTACAACTAATAATTTCATTAGTGAATAAACTAGTACAAGCACTAACAGTAGGTGAACCACCAGTTAATGATAACGGCTCTACGACAAATGTCTGATTAATATCTGAAGGGCTTAAATTAAATTTCATTATGCGTTACCAGTTAAGACAAATTTACCTAAACTATTAAAGGTCTTATATACTCTAATATCAATTATATCATTATTTTTTATTGTTAATGGGTTAGTTAATACAACCCCATCAAATATTCCAATTCCATTCCTCAATATAACTATTCTAGTAATATTTTCAATATCAATTAATTGTGTAAAATTTAAATCATATTGTGATGTAAATCTAAATCTAGGTTCAGCAGTTGGTTTAAAAATAAATGTAAATACTGCTTTATTATTATCTATCACTGGTTGAAAAGTTATATTTTTAACTATTTTATCTGTATCTATTTCTGTCATAACCATTGCTCTATTTATTGTTGGAACAACTTCAAAATCTTCTTCATCTAATATATATCCAAGTAGTTTCATTTCAAATAATTGAACATAAAATCTACGGTTTTCGAAATCATCAATATTACTCTCATCACCAATACTTTCTAAATGTAATGGTATTGGATGTCCATTAACATTTATATAACATTGTCTAGATTGAAAAGCTCTTTGTATTTTTCTATTAAATTTATTTAGGTCTTTCATTCTGTTAGTAAATAACCTAACTTCATAATTTAAATTAATTGGGGTTGGTTGTGGAATTTTATAAAGGTCAATACCTTTTCTAATCCCATCCCAAGTTGGAACTTTCATATAAGTGTATGTTCTATTACCAGGTATGTTCCAAAGACCTGATTGGTTTTCACCTTGTTGAATATCTGGTTTTCTAACAATAGTTATGAATGGTATTTTTATATCTTTATATTTATCTGAATGTTGCCATGTTTTAGAAAATTCGGTCCATCTTTGGATAGTTAAAAATATAACTGGTACCTTTTCTCCATCAATTGTTAAAGAAATTCTCTCATCATTTTCAATAAAATCAATAAATGTTTGGTCATGGTCTTCTTCTAAAATACCTCTAGGTAAAAATGTACCTTTGTCAGCTATTCCATCTAGAATACTTTGCCTTTCCTCAAAACCAACTTTTTGTGGTTTAATATTTATGTTAGTCCTAAATCCCTTTGGAATACTCATTTTTGCTATATTTTATTATTAAATAGAATTAAATTCACTAGCGTCAACACTTGCACACACAACCGTTCTAGCCACTCCCTTATACCCCATAATTGTATGACCATTATCAAAATTTTTCTGTCCAGCATTAACCACACTATAATATCTTATTTCAGTTTCATTAACTTGATAACCGATATAATCACCATAGCTAATATCTACCTCTAACTCTTCCAATTGTTTATCGTAAATAATAAATGTTAATTGTCCATCTTGTAAAAATTGTAAACTACCATTTTTATTATATGTTTTATTTTCTGGAGTGGCTAATTTTGGGAAAACTTTAAGTTCAACAGGTGAAAAATACTTAATACCACCATTAGAAGCTTCACCATAAATATTATCAGATTCGGTCATTTCTCTATTAACACGATATAAAATAACAGACATATTATTATCCCCTTCAAAACATTCTCGTGACATACTTATTTCCAGGTTAAAATCTTCTTCAGAAAAAAACTTGTTAACACGATTTATAGGTACAATTTTCTTATTATCCATAATCTTTTAGTTATAAATATTTATGTTTTGATAAATAAACGCTTAGACTTGATTTTTATTTTTAATTTCATTATATTTATAGATAAAGACCCATAAAATTGATAACTTTAGCAGATTTAAACTCACATTCAGCACTTTCTTTATTAGAAGGATATTCTGGTATTAATCCGTATTTGTTAAAATTGAAAAATGAATACCTAAAAAACAAAAAAATAGCCTTAACTGAAAACCAATCAAAATATATCCTAGAAAACCACGATAGAGAACCACAATTAATTAATAGGGTAATAGGAATAACAAAATACCTTGGTGAAGAATTAAAAAAACAGGAAGAATTATCTTTTGTTCCAGAAAAAATATTAATAGAGTTTATCCTTGCTGATACCGATAAAACATATCATGTGTATGGTAAATTAAAACAAAATCAAATAGAATCAAAAATGTATTGGTTACCTAAAACTCAAGTAACTGAGGACCCATACTTTGAACCAATAAAAGTAGAAGTAGATTTCTCAAAATATAATAAGATTTTAAATAAAAATGGTAAGAAATTATATAATCACCAAGAAGAAGGTGTTAAATTTCTTTTATCTAGAAATGGTTGTATATTAGCGGATGACATGGGGCTAGGGAAAAGTATTACTAGTATTGTAGCAGCATTAGAATCTGGTGCTAATAATATTTTAGTGGTATGTCCATCATCAGTAAAAATAAACTGGGAACGTGAAATAAATACATTTTGTTCTGAAACAGTAATTATTGATGGAAAGAAATGGAATAAAGCTAAATTTACCATTATAAATTTTGATATACTTAAAAATTTCCACACACTTGTTGATAGAAATACAAATACTGATGGTATGGTTATAAATAGAGAATTAGTTAATTCTAAATACGATTTATGTGTTATTGATGAAGCCCATTATTTAAAAAATAATGATAGTATTCGTGGTAAGATAATGGTAGAATTATCTGTTAAGTATAATATACCAAAAATTTGGTTATTAACTGGTACTCCAGTCGCTAATAGACCTATGGATTTCTTTAATTTATTAAAAATAATTAAATCACCTATAGCTGAAAATTGGAAACATTATGCTGTTAGATATTGTGATGGTAAAAAATTCTTCAGGACGCTTAAAAATGGTCAAAAAAGACAAATTTGGTTGACTGACGGTGCCAGTAATTTAGAAGAATTATCCGTAAAAACAAAAAACATAATTTTAAGGAGACTTAAATCTGATGTTTTAGATATGCCAGATAAAGTCATCACCCCAATCTATAATAAATTAGACACAAAAGGTTGGGTTAAATATAATATATTATGGGAAGAATACCTGGAAAAAAGATTATTAGAAGGTAAGAAAAATAGTAATATACAAAAAGATTTAGTTGAATTAATTTTATTACGTCAATTCATTGCTATGGAAGCTATTCCTAACACTATAGAAATTGTTGAAAATGCTATTGAAATGGGTAGGAAAGTTATTATTTTCACTAGTTTTACTGAAGAATTAGAAACATTAGCTACTCATTTTGGTAAATTAGCTGTTTCACATAATGGTCCAATGACCACTAAACAAAAACAAAAATCTGTAGATTCATTCCAACAAAATGATAAAGTTAAAGTTTTCATTGGAAATATTAAAAGCGCAGGTGTTGGTATTACATTGACAGAAGCAACTGTTGTTATTTTTAATTCATTTGATTGGGTACCTGGAAGTAATGAGCAAGCAGAAGATAGAAGTTATCGTATTGGACAAAAGAATGATGTGACAGTTTATTATCAATTATTCATTGATTCTATATCAATTAGAATGTGGGAAATGTTAAATCATAAAAAAGATATTATAAATACTATTTTAGGTGAAAATAAACTTACCGAACAAGAAATAACTGAAATGATAATAGATAAATTAATAAATAATGAAAATGATTAGATTATACAGTATACCTAATTGTCCATACTGTTCTGAATTAAAAGAACTTCTAACTAAAGAAGGTATAGAATTTGTGGATATTAATGTGAACCTACCAGAAAATGAATCTGAATATAATCAGTTACATAAAATTACTAATAGTGATGAAGTACCTATCGTAAAAGTAGGTAAACAACTACTTGTACCTAATGTTTCCTTTCATACTATAAAAGAAGGTTTTGAATTAACTAAGAAATTTTTAGGTTAATTATCTTTTTTCTTATATTTATAATAAAAGAAATGATATGGCTATTCAATCAACAGAGTTAGATAAACTATTTTTACAACTTAGAACCAGTTTAGGGGCACCAATTCGTCAAATTGAATTAACTGATGATATGTTATGTGTATTATTAGATATAGCAATAGAAGATTACGCTCAATTAGTACAAGATTGGCTTATTGAATTTCAATGGGGAAGTCTATTAGGTAAAAATATAAGCAACACAGATATGGCTTTTGCACTTAGTGTTAGAAGCCAAGATTTTGTCACACAATATACATATGCTTATTCAAAACAAGTTGGGTTGCAAACAAATGGGCCTTGGGAATTAAAAAAAGATTTTGTATCTTTAGAGGCTGGTAGACAAGTCTATACTATACCTGCTGGTAGAGAAGTTAATGAAGTTCTTTGGATTACACCACCAGCTACAAGTCAAGCATTATTAGCTAATTACGGTGGTATCGATTATGGTTTTGGAGGTGGATTTGCACAAACTGGTGGTGGTGTTGGAACTGGTGGTGGTAACCAACGTAGTGGTTATTATATTGCACCAGCATTTGATATCTTATTAACTGCTTCTGATATGAATCTTAAAAATAGAATTGTTAGAAGTGAATTAGTACATAAAATTACTGCTGGTCCAAACGGAACAAAATTACTTCATTTATTATCCGTACCAGGTTCAAAGATATCATTTGGTCAAGGTATTGGCGGTGTTGGCAGTTCTATAAATATGACTGGTTGTCAAGTATGGTATCATTATTATGAAACAACACCAGAAAATCGTGATAAATGTTTAGCTGACAATCCAGATATTATTAAAATGCCAAATCAGGTACCATTAGCAAAGTTAGATTATAATGATTTCAATGAACCAACTAAAACTTTAATACGACAATTATTTGTTAGTGAGTCTAAAAAGGCTTTAGGTAGGGTAAGGGGTAAATATGGAGGTGTTGTTGGTATTGAAGGTGCTGAAAGAACAATGGATTATGAAACTTTAATAACAGAAGGTAATGAAGAAAAGAAAATAGCGATAGAAAGACTGGAAGCAAGATTATTAAGGTTATCTAGTACGTCACAAATGGAAAGAGCTGCTAATGAATCTGAAAATTTAAATAAAAGTTTAAGTTATCGTCCACTTGGTTTTTGGGTCTATTAATTTAATTAATTTATTTAATTTATTTAAAATAATCTCATTATATCTTATTATTAATAAAAATAAATCATTTTTTTTACAATATTCTTTTTTAATTTTATCTCTAAATTTGACTTTTTTTAGAGTTTATTCACCACCCCAGTATTTTACTGGTTTATAATGTTGTGCTCCATTGTATTCGATACATATATTATAATCTGGGAGATAGAAATCAATCAAATTTATCACCATGTTTTTCTTTTGCTCGTTTAATAAATTTTTCATTTGTTATTAACACACTCATAAATTCTATTTTTATAATAAATATATTAAAAACAGTAAAAAGAAAAAAATAATAATGGTTTTAGGACCATTTGGTTTTTATTAAAATCCCCACCCATCATCCTCTTCAATTTTAGGTAATGGTGTTGATGATAGTATTTCATTAGCTTTTTCTAGTTGTTCTTTAAATATAATTTTATCTTTATATTCATCTAATTCATCATTTATTTTTATATCATTAGTAGAATTTAATTTAGATATGTAATCTTCTGGTGGTTCAGGTATTGTATCATCAATTTCATCATCAAATTCTTCAATTTCGTTTTCTGTGTTATCATCCACTTCATCTTCTGATGATTTATTTTTTTTCTTTTTAGCTTCAGTTTTAGGAATAATATTACTAATTTCTTTATTAGTTACTTCAATTATTTTTTCAACATCATGTTCTATTTTAATGACTTCATTAGTTTCTATATTAACGGTATTAATGGTATTACCAGTCATAAATTTTAATTCCAATAAATATTCTAAATATTTTTGGTATCTATCTTCTAATTTTTCATAACCATTTAGTATATAATAATTATTTCTTTCTATTGCTTCTTTTTCATATTTAAAAACATCTTTAACTGGGTATAATGGTTCACCCCATTTATTTGATACTAACATTAAATCAGCATTAAAAGTTTTGGCTATATTAACTACTTCAAGTGGTAGTTTTTTTGTTTCACTAATAACTTTTAAATCATTAATTTCTAAATGTTTAAATATATCATCTAATTTTTCTTTTTCGTGTTTAATACCCTCCTCTTTTAATATTCTCATTCTCTCATTGTAATCAGCTACAATATATGGCCATTTAGACTCATCTTCTAAATCATTAGGTATCATACCAACACTAGTCCAAAATCTAATTTCTTTATCTTCCATACGCATTAAATCATTTTCATATGAATCTTGGTCACCATCTTTAAGTGGCATACCAGAAACTAATTCACACTCTGATTTAACAAAAACAACTCTTTCTTTAAGTTTTTCAATTGTTGTCTTGTTTATTTTATCTTTAATTTTAATAATATCCAATATTATTTTATTACGAATGTCTGGATGAAAACAAACCAATAATGGTTTAATCTTTTTATTAAATGAATCTAGATATTTCGAAACATTATATTCATTAGTAAAAAGATTATTATTTAATTCTTCTATCCTTTCATTTATATCAATATATTCCTTACTATTTTCATCTTCAATAAGTAATAATTCTTTTTTCAATACATCAAGTTCTTTAATCAAATCAAAATCACTTTCAACAGTTTTTTGGTCAATTAATTCACAATTAAGTATTAATGTAATTAAATCGTTTTCCTTATTTTTTTCACTTTTTATATCACCATGAGATTTAGATGTTCCAGTATTGATATAATAAATTGTATCACCCAAGTTAATATCTATATTATTTTTTATAGCCAATTCCATATGAGCTTGTCTTGGCATTGGTTTTCCAGCTTTATTTTTTAAATTAGCTTTTTTCTTATATTCACTAATAGAAATTTTAACTTTAGATTTTGAAGCTATCTTAACTAATGGGATTTGATAATTATAAATTTTATCAACATATTCATAATAATAATTTATAAAAGAATGACCATCACCATCTAATAACATACGAATACCTTTAGATAAAAAATCCTCTATATATACTGGCATTTTTTTAGATTTAATTGAATTACCAGTTAATTTAATTTTTCCACCAATATCATTTGCATAATTTTTTCTTGAAAATTTGATACTGGATTTTATCACATCATCAATATCCAATCCCATCCTTCCTTTCATAAACTTTTCATTGAATTCTGCGAGTACTGCATCTAAACCAATCAATTCTTTACCCTTATTTTTTGTTGTTTTCCAATGTTCTCCATTTGCAATATATTTAATATCGTTTATGTTATCTGGATAAGCAAAGTCAACACCATCGGTATCTATTGAAGAAGCTTTGAATTTATATACCTCTGTAAAGTGTCTAATCATAAGACGTAAATACTGTCTACCACGACAAGTTGTTTCTTCAGCAGCGTTTGTTTCACCCCAATTAAAAATATATGGTGCACCATAAGCACCAAACCAAGAATTTGCCAATATTTTAAGAGGTAATTGTTTCTTATCGTATAAATTAAATAATTTTTTATGTTTTTGTATGTCTTTTTTTATATTATCAATTTCTACCTCTGATAAATTAGTTTCGACTTTAAGTCTTTCTTGTAATTTTTCATAAATTTTCTTCTCATCACTAGCAATAAACTTAGATTCATCACGAGTATCAACCACATACGTAAGAATACCTTTCATTACACCACTTATATCTAAATCTGGGAAAATACCGTGTGTAAGTTCTATTTTTGGATATAAAGCTGCGTAATCTAGTTTAACAACATTCCTACAATAACCAACATTTAATAATCTTGATAACCCACCAGTAAAATCACGTTTAGGCTCCGTTGATGGAATAGCTAAACCATTTTCATATGACCATGCCGCCATAATAAGTTTCCATTGACCAGCACTACCCATAGTTGAACTACGTTGAAATGATGTAGGTAATATTTTTGATAACAAGAAACTTGCTTGATTAAATATCCTATCTATTTCTTCTGTTTCCCATAAATCATCGCATAAATAACGTTTAACAATAAAATCACCCTTAACAATTATATAATCTTCTTTCAATTGTTTTGTTTCTGTTATTATATACCAATCACCATTTTTATCATTAAAAGCATAATCGTTTATCTTATCAGCCCAAGTAGAGTTTATTTTATCACCAGGAACATATACACGATTTGGTTTAGCTATATCAGAATATTGTGTTATATATTTTAATCCCCATCCTTTTATTTCTGAGTTAATTGCCATTGCTTTACGAACAGAATGTGAAATATCAATTATATTATAACCATACATATTTGTTTGGTTATAATGTTCTGTTTCACCACCAAATTTAACTGTAGACGGTTTACGTTTAATATTAGATAAATTATTAAGTGTGATTGCTAATTTAGTGATAGGTATATTTAATATTTCAGCACGTTCAAATAAAAAAGGCCAATCGAAATTTTCAGAATTATAACCAGTTATAATATCTGGTCGTAATATATCAATTATTTTAAAAAATCTAGCAATATTTTGTTTTTCAGAATCACGTCTTTTATATACATCATCACCTAGTGTTTCTAAAACAATTTCATGACCTCTATTATCACGAATGCCTATTTGGAATATAGCGTTTTTCTTAGCAAATAACCCTTCAGTCTCCAAATCGAATTGAAATCTATGAAGGTCATTATAATCATCCATACCTTTAAATAAACGTTTTTTAGATTGTATTAGAAATTGTTCAGTTGGACTGAACATAACAAACAATTTCTTTAGTTCCGTATCAAAGACATCAACACCACCTTCATCAAAGAATCTTATTAAACTATTATAAGAATACTTGCATGTTGCCAAATTAGTATAACCGTTTACCATTCTATCTGGCGCAACACCATTATTATCACTTATACGTAATTTAGTTATCTTAATACCAAATTTAGTACAAGCATCTATTAATTTTTTGTTTTTATTTTCATATAACAATTCAGTAACTTCATCTTTAAACCACAGGAATGGTTTAAATTCTGCTTCTTCTAAATACTTACCTTTTTCTGGGTCATTTATAATTAACGTAGCTTTTGGGTCTGAGTAACCTACTTCTACTGCTACGATATATTTTTGTGGGTCTTGGCCTTCTAAAAAACTTTCAATGGTTTCCTTAGATAATTCTTCTCTTATATTACTCATTAATACACGTTTTTTACAAAGGTACAAATAAATTTTTATAAAAACAACTATTTTTAATTATTTTTTAATTCCTTGGTCAAGGATATTAATGAAAACTGACTCTCTTATGGGTACAATTAATGTTCCAGAACCATCTAAAAACTCTATCTCAAAAATACCAACATATCGTCCACAAACACTAGTTTCTTTAGATGTAAATTGGTATGTTAAATAATACTCTTCTCCAGTACAATCGCTTTTAGGTAAAACTAATTGAGTTGAAGCTCTTTTCTTAGCTATTTTTTTAACACCAGTTACGGTGTCAGTCATAGTAAAAAATATATCAGCATTTTGTATCTTTTCAAAAAACTT